CGCATGAATGATGCGACCAACGTGATGATGGATGCGATGGCGACGGCCCTCTACACCAACACCACGAACACTCAGGCGTTTACCGGCCTTCCGGCTGCGGTTGACGATGGTACGGGCACTGCCTCTTACGGCAACATTACCCGTTCTGCCTCAACGAACCCCTGGTGGCGTTCTAAAGTTTACGCCGCTGGCTCGGTCAACCCGACCCGTCAGAACGTTCTCCAGTACATCTCTGGTACGGTTAAGAACGGCGCTGAAGTCCCGACGTTTGGCGTTTGCGGCTTTGGCACATGGACCCTGCTCGCGCAGGACTATGTCGGTCAGGAACAGTATGTCATCACCCCAGGCTCCAGCTTCGACGGTGATGCCAATGGTCCCGGCTCGGCGTTCCGCGCCCTCATGGTCGCTGGCGTTCCGATCTACCCAGACCCGTACAGCCCCGAAGGCACTCTGTACCTGTTGAATACCAACTACCTGTCGCTCTACATCCACGACCAGGGCCAGTTTGTGTTCACTGGCTTCGAGAGCACCCTGCCGAACTGGCAGATTGGCTACGTCGGTGCGGTCATCAACATTGCGGAATTGGTTTCTACCAAGCCGAAGTCGATGACCAAGGTGACGGGTTACAACTCTCTGAGCATCTAAGGAGAACCCGCACATGGCACTCGGTCTTAACAAAATCCTTCTCGCAGGTGCGACTGCCAATACGGCTGGCGCTTACTTGCAGCCTGTCGTGGTTTCCAGCGTCGGTGCTGGCAATGCTACCGCGATGGGTAATGCGCAGTACATCCCGGCTGGTACTTACATCCTGCCCGCTACGGCGAACTGCGTTATCGAAGTCAACAATTACACTGGTTCCGCAAATAGCTGGACCACTGTGAATGCAAATGGCGTCGGTGGCGTAGTGATCTCTGATGGTGTCAACGTCCGTGCAAACGCGACGGCTGGTACGATCACGGTCACGCTCTTGACGGTCAACGGCGGTAATGCGGCTCCGATGTCTTCGTACGCTACGTCGTAAGGAGGCAGTCTAATGTCCAACCAGAACCGCGTCGGCTCGGAAACCCAGGACGGCTTTGGTAATAAGCGCATCGCGAATATTACCGTGCCCTTCTCCCTGGCTACCACTGCAAATGCGGTCGTTGCTCTGCCTATCTTGAGCGGCGGTTCCAGTGGCTCGACGAAGTACATCATTCGTCGCATCACGGTTTCGAACCTCTCGAATAGCGCAGGCGGGGCTGCCCCGTCGGCTGCGACTGCAAACGTCACTGTTGGCACTACCAATGATGGTGCCAATCTTGTGGCGAACACGACAACACTCACCAACTTGACGTCTAATACGACTTTCGTCGATCTGACGCTCAACACGGACACGGCTAAAACGCTTTACACAGCTAACACGCTGTTTGTGAACGTTACGGCCAACGTGGCAAACGCTCAGGCGTTTATCGCTGTCTACGGTGATGTGGTGACGTTCTGATGAGCACAGTCTGGGTCGTAAACAAGACTGATGCAGATCTAAACGCTGGGTGGGCCGGAGCACAGTATGCTTTCAAGCAGAACGCTCCGGTCGAAATCCCACTAGACGCTGCTCAGAATATCTTTGGATACGGCCTCGACAACAAATTTGAGTTTGTTGTTCGGCTTGGCTGGACGATTAGCTCGAATGACTTGCCGCAGGCTTATGAGCGTCTCGAAAAATTCGAGATCTCGGTCGAGCGGCCAACGATCTATCGCGCATCGTCCCCAGCGGTAGACCAGACCCCCGTTCCTGTTATCCAACGGCGGGAACGGGGGAAAGGGACGCAGGCAGCAGCATGATGTGGAGCGTAAATGACCACGCTGAACGACTACATCACAGCCACAAGACGCTTGCTGCATGATGCCAACGCAAATTTCTGGACAGACCAAGAGCTGACCGATTACATCAACGGTGCCCGCAACCGCTTGGTTCGCGATACCGGTGTTAATCGCGTCATTCAGATGAGCACGGCCAATCAGAGCCAGGAAGTCTATGCGTTTTCTAGCTTGCCGCAGGGCTCTAACACGCTAGACATCATGAACATCAATCTGTATTGGGGCAACAGTCGCATTCCATTGCGTTATATGCCGTGGACCCAATTCAACGCTCAAATGCGTTACTGGACCAACTATATTGGTCAACCAGTAGCCTTCTCGGTTTATGGACCTCAGAGCTTTTATCTCGGTCCTGTGCCAGATCAGAACTACACAGTTGAGATCGACACCATCGTTCAGCCGACCAATTTGGTCAATTTGAGCGATGTGGAAACTATTCCGCTTCCTTACACTGAACCGGTGCCGTTCTATGCGTCTTATACTGCAAAGTATAAGGAACAGAGCTACGGGGAAGCTGAATTGTTCAAGAACGAATATATCAAGAAGGTGCAGAACATTCTTGTTACTTCGTTCCAGCGCAGGATGCCTTCTCCTTACAGTCAGGTGTAAGCGATGGCAGCGTCTCCTGAACAAAAGAAAAATTATCAGGTCGTTAAAGCCTTTAGGGGCATGAATACGAGGCCCAACCGCACGGCTCTCGATGACACAGAATTTGCTTGGCTGGAAAATATGCAGCCAATCGGGTTCGGTAACATTAAAGCAGTTCCAATCAGCGCGAACGTGACAGTGACAGGCGGCAACGCGGTCATTTGGTCAAACACGGTCTCTTCGCTGTTCAGCGTTAACTTGAACAATGAAGATTACATCATTGCGTTTCAGCAAAATGGTGGCGCTGAATACTACAACATAGACACTTTGACAAAAGGAACGCTTGCAAATGCGAGCACCTTTAGTGCGTCAGATGTTCGACTGAGACAGTGGAAGGCCGAACGCGCGATTATTGCCGACCCTAATAAGGGTTATTTCACTTGGAACGGCACTAACCTTGTTAGCGTCGGATCTATTGGATCTGTTGGTATTACAAACCCTGGGTCTGGTTATACAGAACCACCGACGGTCACGGTTTCTGCTCCTAATGAGACTGGCGGCAACACGGCAGTTATTCTGGCAACGATCTCAAATGCTGCCGGAACAATTACCAATATGACCATCAATAACGGCGGTACGGGCTATACTAGCTTTCCGACGCTTTCGATTGCCGAGCCTACAACTCCTTATGGCGTCCGGGCAGAAGCAGTAGTTTCCAGTATCACCAGCGGCAATATCTCCTCTGTTAGCGTGACTAATCCTGGCTATGGCTACACGACTGCGCCAACTGTGACGATTTCTGGCGGCGGCGGGTCAAATGCTAACATCACCACCGTTCTTGGATCAGGAATTGTGACCGGCCTGACGGTTACTGATGCTGGGTCTGGCTACACGGCTGCTCCGACAATCACCATTAGCGGTGGCGGTGGTAACAACGCTGCGGCTATTGCTGGGTTCTTGACCTTTGCAACTGGAACAATCGGAATTGCTCTCGAAAAGGGCGGCTCTGGATATACAAGCACCCCGACTGTTGTGATCGACGCTGCTCCTATGGGCGGTGTAAATGCTGCCGCTACGGCAATCGTTTACGGCGGGGTTATCCAGTCCGTCATTGTGACAAACCCTGGTAAGGGCTACACCACCGCTCCTACAGTGACTTTTAGCGGCGGCACACCAACCGCCAATGCGGTTGCTAAGGCCGTTTTGACCGAAGATGTCCTGTCGGATGTCGCATCATTCCAGGGCCGTGTTTGGCTGTCGCAGGGTCGTCGCGTCTACTACAGCGCGGCTGGAACCTACAACGACTATATCAGTGTCTCGGCTGGTAATATCGAAATCACTGACGATACGCTGCATAGCAACATTTCAGCCCTTATCTCGGCTAACAACTTCCTGTACGTCTTTGGTGATAACAGCATTGACGTTTTTTCGGATGTCACTGTGTCAGCCCAGGGCTTGACCAACTTTACCAAGACAAACGTCTCGGCATCGACTGGTTCGGTCTATAGAGACGGCATCTTCCCGTACTTCCGTTCGCTTCTTTTTATGAACGATTACGGGGTTTTTGCCCTGATCGGCGCGACGGTTTCTAAGATCTCAGACGCACTAGATGGTGTATTCCAGCGCATTGACTTCACACAGCCGATTACAGGCGGTCAAGTTCTGGTCAACAATATCCTTTGTGCGGCGTTCAACTGTTATTACAACGACCCAGATCAAGGTCTGCGTCCAATTCAGTTGATCTTCTTCGACAAGAAATGGTTCGTGACCAATCAAGGCACGATCAAGAGAATGACATCTGTTGCCAATGGTCGGCAAATATACCTGTATGGAACCAATGAAACTAATCTTGTCCGGTTCTATGCTAATGCCACTGCTAATATCAGCACTATGGTTCAAAGTGCATTGTGGCCTATGCAAGATACAATCCGCGATAAGCAGGCGTTAAAGTTTGGCATCGAAGCCACTACAACAACGCCAGCCACACTCAATGTCACAGTTGATAGTGAGTACAACTCAAGTCCAATCTATGTTATGTCTAATATCATTTATTGGACTAACAATGTCGGGTCTCAGATCCCGTGGATTAATAACTCTTCAGCTACAATCCAGTGGCTCGGCGGGACGGCCTATACGCTCTACAAGAGCGACGCGCAGCAATATGGAAAATATCTCGGACTTACGATAACATCATCAAGTCCGTCGTATACACTCAACACGCTTGAACTCGAATACGAACTCAGAGCGAGGTTCTAATGCCCCTGCCGATTACTATTCCCTACACATTTGCGACGGCGACGACCTCAATCCCGCTCTCGCAGCTCGACAGCGACTTCTCGACAGTCGTCAATGCCATCAACGGTATTGGCAACGGCGCGAATGCTTTGACTGCCGCCAATATCACAGGCGGCACGATTACCAATGTCACGATCACCAGCCTTGTCGCGCCTCTGGCAGTTGACTCTGGTGGTACTGGTCTGGCGAATATCGCACTCAACAATGTCATTCTCGGCAACAATACTAACTCTGTAAAAGTGGTTGCCCCTGGTACGTCTGGCAATGTTTTGACTTCAGACGGTACAACTTGGCAATCGGTTGCCCCAGCGGCGGTTGCTGCGGTTTCCAACATTAGCTTTGGCACGACCGGTCTGACGCCTAATACGGCAACGACTGGCGCTGTGACTGTCGCTGGTACACTCAATGTGGCAAACGGCGGTACGGGCGCCACAACTGCGGCTAATGCAGCCACGAACCTTGGGCTCGGCAC